ACCATCCGATTCCGCCTTCTCGACCGAAATGGCATCCTCCTCGTCACATTTACCCCCATCGAAGGCTACAGCCCCACGGTAAAAAATTATCTCCAGGGCGCGAAGACGCTCGAGGAGTGCGATGCCGAGCTTTTGCCGAGAAAAAGCGGCAAGGGATTTGAAAAAGTCCCCGTCGTGCAGGAATGCACCACCCGGCACGCCGGCATCATCTATTTCCAGACAAAAAACAACCCGTGGGCAGGCTACGGCCGCATGAAGACCGAGCTGGCCAAGCAACCCCGCGAAAAAATCCTCTGCCGCGCCTACGGCGTCCCCGTCAAAGCCGCCGCCACACGCTTCCCCCGCTTCCGCGAGTCGGTGCATGTCGTCAAAGCCGACCAGATTCCCCAGGACGGCACGAACTACCTCTTCTGCGACCCTGCGGGCGGAAAAAACTGGTTCATGCTCTGGATCCGAGTGGACGCCGCCGAGAGGGCGTGGGTCTACCGCGAGTGGCCGCAGACCGACACCTACATCGAGGGCGTCGGCTACGCCGGACCGTGGGCGATCAGCAGCGGCAAGAAAGCCGACGGCGAAGCAGGCGAGGGGCAGAAATCCTTCGGATTCGGCCTGCTCGCCTACAAGGCCGAGATCGAGCGCATGGAAGCCCACGACGGGGTTAAAATTTTTGAACGCTGGATAGACTCAAGGTATGCGAACACCACCGTTGCCGGCACCCGCGAGCAATCCACCACCCTCCTCGAGGAACTCGAAGATGTCGGCATGTCCTTCCGATCCTGCCCTGGCGAGAACATCGAGGAAGGCGTCGGCCTCATCAACAACGCACTCTACTATGACGAAGAAGCACCCATCGACCACACCAACGCGCCTCGGCTCTATATCTCCGAGTGCTGCACCAACACCATCTGGGCCCTCAAGGAGTGGACCGGATCCGACGGCCAGAAAGGCGCCAGCAAAGACCCCATCGACTGCCTCCGCTACCTCCTCACTTCTGGAGTCGGCAATGTGGAAGGAGGTCGGCTCCATGTTACCGGAGGAGGTGCCTATTAAACGCCGCACGCTCCGCAAGCGCGATGTCATGGACCTCCTCGGCATTTCGGAGCGCACCTACAAGACCTACCTCGAAGTCGGCCTCCTGCACCCGATCCCCGCGCCCCGGCAGAAACGCCACACCTTCTCCCTCCCCGCCATCATCAAAAAATTCCAACTCGCCTGACCTTATGTTCAACCTAAAAAAACCCACCACCCGCTACATCCTCCCAGACCGCCTCGACGAAGACGACATGACGACCGCGCTGTGCATGCCCGGCAGCAAGCCACTCGTCGTGCAAGCCGTCCTCCAAATCCTCCGCGACCATATCGATGACGCCACCGAATTGGTCGGCAGCATCAAGGTCGCCACCGAGCACGGCCAGCTCGCCCACTGCGCCGGCGCCCTCGACGCCCTGCGCGGCCTTGAGTCCGACCTCCTCCAGCGCATCGACGAAGCGAGCAAGAAGATGTGAAAAATACTTTCCCGGCGGTCATTGAGGGCGGCACTGGATAGTTCCGGGGTCGAGCGACCTGAGCCGTCGGACCTTTTTTAGCCAAGCGAACCGTTAAGTAATCCTTAGCGGTTCGCTTTTTTCTGCCGTTATAGGTCGGTCGATGCCTGTTTCTGCCGCTCTGGGTGCGGCTCTATAGATTTCCAGAATTCTGTCGTCATTCTGAATTTCAACGAGCCCCTGTGCCGCTCGCCCCAGAAGGCACTGACCCACTTGGTTGGATTACCATGACGCCAGACACAAACGACACCCCACTATCGCTCTCCGACATTGCAGCCGAAATCGGCTTCGATCTCGAAGAGATAACCCCGCAGGAACAACCCGCCGCCGAGGAGACCGAAGCCGCGCCAGAAGCGCAGCCAGAGGCCACCGAGACGGAGGACGCCTCAGCGGAAACTGATCTTTCACCAGATACCGACAAAGAAACTGACGACGACAGCGACGCCGAGTCCGACGAGGACAAAGACGACGCCGAGCCCGAAGAGGAAAAGAACCCCGTCCCCGAGAAGCTCCTCAAGCGCATCGACAAAATCACGGCCAAGCGCCGCGAGGCTGAAGAACGCGCCGAGACTCTCGAGAGCGAGGTCAGCGAGCTGCGAGCCAAACTCGACGCCACCGTTCCCATCCAAGTTACACCCACCGCGAGCGACCCGCTCGCCGATGTGGAAACGCCCGAGCAACTCGAAGACCGAGTTGCCACCGCGAAGAAAATCCGCGCTTGGGCCATCAAGAATTTGGAAGGCGGCACCGTCCAGAATGCCGCCGGCGAGGATGTCTACTACGAGCCATCCCAGGTTCGTGAATACCTCGCCACCGCCGACGAGCTCCTCACCGAGCACGCCCCCAAGCGCAAGGAATGGATCTCGCAGCGCGGTGCCGTCATGCAAGAAGCCAAGGCCGTCTACCCGGCCCTCTTCAAAGCAGGCACCCCCGAGCACGAAAGCCTCGTAGCCACCCTCAAAGCCCACCCCTACCTCAAAGGTCTCCCTCAACTCGAGATGATCGTAGGCGACGCCATCGAGGGCCAGAAGCTCCGCTTCGCCCGTGCCGAGGCCGCCCAGAAAAAAGCCGCATCGTCCAAGACCGAGTCGAAATCCCCCGTGAAGACCAGCAACCCGCCCAGCCCTGCAAAAGGTGCCCGAGTGCCCGCCCAAGACATAGCGAACCGCGAAGGAGCCAGAAACCTGTTCTCTCGAGGATCCGCACTCAAGACCGACGACATCGCGGCGTTCCTCGAAGGAGCGCTCTAACCCCCCAAATCCAAACCAACACCCCCCCTTAACACAATGGCCGCTACACTCATCACAAACCAAACTGGCATCCGCCAGGATCTCTCCGACCTCATCGCGGTCGTAGACGCTAAAACCTGCCCCGTCATCTCCATGGCGAAAAAAGGCGCAGAGCCCATCAACCCGCTTACACAATGGCAAGCCGACGCATTCAATGCGGCATCGGTCCCAGCCGGCGTCCTCTCTAGCTCAGATGTTTCCTCATCCGACTTCGTGGATAACGCTGCCAACCGCGTGCTCCTCTCGGCCCGCATCCAAAAGTTCCGCGAAGTCCCATCCGTGGACGATCTCGCGCAGCATGTCTCCGAAGTTGCCGGCATCGGCAAGAAGAAGGAGATGGCCCGCGCCGTCAGCAAATCCCTTGAGCAGCTCAAGCGCTCGATGGAAGCCGCATTCTGCTCCGACCAAGAAGGCGTTGAGCAATCCGGCGCGACACCTTACAAGACCCGTGGTCTTGGCAAGTGGATCCAGAATGGCGCTCAGTCCGACCTCCCCGTCAACTCCGCCTACCGCACACCGACATCGTCGATCAACACGACCGTCACGGCCTCACTCACTGAGAACAACATCCAGGATATGTTGCAGTCCCTCTACGAGCAGACCGGCAAATCCCAGACCTACAGCCTCGTCTGCGGGCCTGCCCTCAAGCGCCAATTCACCTCGTTCACACGCACCCAGTTCGCTTCGACGAATGTCGCCAGCGCCATCCGCGTGTTGAATCAAAAAGACAGCTCCAAAATCGTCAGCTCTGTTGACATTTTTGAAGGAGATTTTGGCACACTCGAGCTCATCCCATCGCTCTTCCTGGCGAAGGACGCGACCGTCAACCCAGCCGCCGTGCAGAACGGCCGCGGCTATGTCCTCGATATGGACATGGTCGAGCTCCGCTACAACCGCAAGCCCCGCTTCCAAGAACTGGAAGACCGTGGCGGTGGACCACGCGGCATCGTAGACGCGATCTGCGCCCTCTGCGTCAAGAGCCCTCTGGCTCTCGGCAAGTTCGCACCGACTGCCTAATACCGCCTCCCCCGCATAGGCCCTACGGAGGGGCGCTCACACCCTCCAGAAATCAAAGAGCGCCCCTCCCAATGCGGGACACTTTCCAAAAAAAATGTCCGACCTCGCAGTAGAACTCGAAGCCGATCTTGGTGACCTTGCTCCTCTGGTCACCGAGGAACTCCGCACCGGCTGGCACGCCAGCATGGTCACCGCCGAGATGCGCCAGCAGCGGATCAAAGCCGCGAGCGACCGCATCGCTGCGGCCCGCAGCACGGTGGACGGCATCGGCCAGCACACCATGAGCGTCGATTTCGATTCCTACATCTACTGGAACAACCTCCTGCCGGGTTGCTGGAAGGACAAAGGATTCCGAGAGGAATTCAAAAAGGCCAACCCCCACACCGTCGTCACCACCACCGCCAAGCCGACCATCGTCGTCCAATGAAATCCTCGGACATCTCAGAAATCATCGGCCTCGTCGAAGAAGCGGAGACCGACGCCGCGAACTACTGGTCGCGCAAAAATCTCAACTACAACCAGCGATTCTGCCTCTGGCCAGGACAAGACGACACCGGCCGCAAATATTCGTCGAACCTCGGCAAAAACGCATTCCCATGGGATGGGGCGAGTGATTCGCGCATACGGCTTTCCGATATGTTAATTAATGAGCGCGTGCGGCTTATGAAGAATTCTTTCACCCGCGCCCGTCTCGCTGTGATGCCCACCGAGACGACCGACATCATGGCCGGTCGCAAAGTCGAAACCGTCATCCAGTGGCTCCTCAACTCCCACTGCGCCGCCATGACCAAGCGCGAGGTCGAACTCGCTGCGAACATCCGCGAGACCTACGGCCTCGCCGTCATGGGCGTCTTCTGGCGCCGAACCACGCGAAACGAAAAGCTCACCTTCACGCTCGAGTCTCTCCAGATGCAATACATGGAGACCGGCGACCCTCAGATCGCCATGATGATCGAGGCCATCCTCGACCCCACGCAGGAAGAAGCCGTCGCCCGCGAGATGGATCTCCTGCTCCCAGGCCAAGGCACCGCAGCCAATGTCCGCAAGCTCCGCGAGACCGGAGCGTTTGAATACGACTCGCCCTACATCTTCGAGAACCTCCCCGATTGGCAAGCCTACGAGCCCTGGGAGGACATCATCTTCCCGCCCTCCACCTACGACCTCCAGCGGGCACCCTTCATCGCCTGCCGCGAACTCCTCCGCGAAGACGAGCTCCGCGAGCGCGAAGTCACCGAGGACTACGACCCACGCTGGATCGAAGAGGCCGTGAAGCACAAAGGCATCTCCCGCCGCACCGGCCGCAACATGTATCGCATCACCGACACATTCCTGCTCTCCGACGACCGCGACATGATCGAGGTTTGGCGCGTCTATCAGAAAAAGTGGAACGAAAAGATCGGCGCCATGGAGGTCTGGTGCACCCACATCCAGCCCAGCGTCGTGGACCGTGTCGCCAAGTCCGAGGCCATGGGCTACGAGCACGGCCAATATCCTTTCATCGAGCTACCCCTCGAGCGCACCAGCCGCCCGCTCATCGAGGCCCGAGGCGTGCCAGAGCTCGTCGCCACCCAGCAGAGCGAGATCAAAGTGCAGCGCGACTACCGCAGCGACCGCGCCTCGCTCACCATTCTCCCCCCGCTCAAAGTCCCCGCGAACCGAGGCAAAATGGAAATCGTCCTCGGCCCCGCCAAGCAGCTCCCAGAGCGGCGCCCCGGCGAGTTCCAATGGATGGCCCCGCCGGTGAATGACATGGGCACCATCGAAATCGAAGCCGCGACGAGGCGCGATGTGGACGAGTATTTCGGGGTTCCCCGCGCCGACATGGCCCCGCAGCGGGCTCTCCTCGCCCAGCAGGATCTGGTCGATACCTGGCTCGCCGACATGGCCCTCATCCTCGGCCAGACCTTCCAGCTCTGCCAACAATACCTCGACGACATCCAATTTGTGCGAGTCGCCGGCGGCCTGCCCACCCCCTTCCGCGCCAGCCGCCAAGACATCCAGGGAAAATACGACCTCCGCCTCGACTTCGACGCCCGCACGCTCGACTCCGAGGCCCTCAAGATCAAGCTGCAAGGGCTCACCCAGCTCATCCCCCTCGACACGCAAGGCGTCATTGACCGCGCTGGTCTCGTCAAATTCCTCTTCGGCTCCATCGACCCCAATCTCTCCGAGCTCCTCATCCGAGACGCCGAGGCCGCCTCTCAGCAAGAGATCGACGACGAGCAAGTCCAATATACGAAAATCGCCGCCGGCACCGAGCCACCGCTCAAGAGCGAAGGCCAGAACTTCCAACTCCGTTTGCAGACGCTGCAAAACATCATCCAGAGCAACCCGGCCATCCAGCAGCGCCTCCAGCAGGATCAAATTTTCGCCGCCATGCTCAACGCCCGCATGGAAAGTTTCGCCTTCCAAGTCCAACAACAACAAAACGCCCAAATCGGCCGCGTCGGCGCCCAGCCCGGCCTCCAAAAAGTCGCTGAGGAAATGCAAGGAGGCCCGCAGTGAAATCCATCCCCTACAAAAAAGTCCGCGACGGCGTGATCTCCCGCATGGGCATTGATCCCGACCAGCCGCTCATGGCCTCGCAGGCCACGGCGCTCGCGGAGTATCTCACCACCGCTGCCGCCACCGCTTGGACCTTCTTCGACTGGCCCGAGGTTTATTTGACCGAAGAGCGCACGCCGAATGGCTCGGCTTGGTTTGCCACTGGCTATGTTTACCAATCCGAAGTCGTCGGCACCATTGCCTACTTTGGCCGCGCCCCGTCTGGTTCTGAGACCAGTGACCTCGTTTGGCGCGTCAAGAAAATCACAACCACCGACAGCGGTGATGTGGTCGCGGTCGAGACGGCTGTGGATATCGCGTGGGATGCCCGCGCATCGGCCACCTATGCGGTTTCTACAAATAACGACGCCGAGATTCCCTACATCCTATTCGACCAGGATAACCTCTCGCCCATCGGCGAGATCATGGCCATCTGGGACGCCGACCCGACGAGCGGAGCCTATGCCCGCAAGGTGCGGTATTTACTCAACGAGGACCGTGTGCTGCTCATCGATGCAACAGGCGAGACCGGCAATGTGTGGGTGCAGTTCCTGCTCCCGCAACCTCGCTTCACGACAGACGATTTTTCCGTAGCCACCGCCTACGCAGCCGGAGATATCGTGTTCTACAACACCACCGGCGATTGCTACATCGCCCGCCAATCCACCACCGGCAACCTCCCCACCGATTCGGAATACTGGCGTCGCTACCGCATCCCCGCGTTCTTGGCCGATTACCTTAAATTTTACGCACTCGCCGAGACGCTTTCGGAGGACGGCCAGATGGACAAAGCCAACTACCAGTTCGCCCGCGCCGAAGGCATCCTCCAGCAAAGAATGGACGACGCCTGGCTGCGCAAAGGCGAGGTCCGCCGCTACTCCGCTTCGTTCCAATAATCACCCCTTGACACCCTCTCCCATAATTAAATTAACGACATGAGCAACCCCACCGTCCAGATCGCCGCCCGCTCCTCTGCTGGCATCGTGCAGCCCGTCCAAGCCACTCCTGATGGGGCTCTGCGAGTCACCACCGGATTTCCAGTTCCTCTCTACGACAAGTTTGAAGTCTTCAAAGTCGGTGCCACCAACAACACCAATTACACCGAATACTCCTTCGCTGGCACCGCAGTCGCCCGCATCCGCATGACCTATTTCGGCGGCGTTCCCACGACAGACAACGCCCAGCTCCAGACCTCCTTCGTTCAGTATCCCCCCTTCGCGTAACCATGTCGCAAGTTTCGTTCGATCCCCTCACTGGCACGATGATCAGCACCACCGCCCAGGTGGCGCAGCTCGACTCCTCGGGCCAGATCAGTGGCGCGATGATCCCCGACGATTTCGACGATGTGCAGCGGTTCCCGACCCTAGCCGACTTCCCCGCGCCTGGCTTGGTCGGCCGCATTTACTTTCCCGCAGATACCAACCTCCCACACCGTTGGGATGTCGAAACCCTTTCCTACATACCCATCGTCGCCGATTCGGACGGCGGTGAGTTCTAGGACTAACCCCGCAGAACAACCCCAATACCCCTAAAACATCATGGCAAACATTCGCATCAAACGCAGACTTACCGGCGCAGCCGGAGCCCCCTCCAGCTTGCTTTCAGGCGAGCCAGCGTATAACAAAGTAGACGGTATCCTCTACATCGGCGACGGCTCCGCAGTCGTGCCAGTCGGCGGAAGCCACTACGCGACCGCAGCCGCTCTCGCTACCGAGACCAGCAATCGCACATCGGCAATCTCCTCGGAGAACTCCCGTGCCGTTGCAGCGGAGCAAGCCCTCGGCACACGCATCGACAATGTCCTCAGCAATGTGGACGGCGCAGCCCTCGACTCCCTCACGGAAGTTGTCTCGGCCTTCCAATCGGCAGACAGCACGCTGAACGGAGCCATCACCTCCCTCTCTAACAGCGCCTCCTCGGCCCTCACAGCCGAAGTCAACCGCGCCACCGCAGCCGAAGGCGTCATCGCCGCCAATCTCGCCACCGAGATCAGCGACCGCGCTGCTGCCATCACGACCGTCCAATCGAACATCAACACCGTTGCAGGCAATCTCTCCACAGAGACCTCCGCTCGCACCAGTGCTGATTCCACATTGACCTCGAACCTCTCGAGCGAAATCTCGCGTGCGACCGCCGCTGAAGGCGTCATCGCCGCTAACCTCGCCACCGAGATCACGGATCGTGCCTCAGCAGTGACCGCAGTGACCAACTCGCTGAACAGCGAGATTTCCCGCGCCACAGCAGCCGAAAATTCTCTCGATTCGCGTCTGGACGCGATTGAGGCAGAAATCGACGGCGGCTCGTTCTAAGACCCTCCCTCCACACAGCGGCGGTGCGGTTCCAACCCGCCCGCCGCTCCACGGGGCCCCTTTCAAACTAAAAACTCCAAACTGAAAACTTAAATGGCCACGGTCATAAAACTCCTGCGAAGCACGGTCCCAGGCCGAGTCCCCACCGCCGCGCAAGTGGCCCAAGGCTCCCTTGCCATCAACTTGGCCGACCGCCGACTTTACAGCAAAGACCACACCAACGAAGTTTTCCGCCTCGCCCGCCCCCGCGACCCCTCCGACTACCAGCTCCTGCACGCTGCGGACGGCAACCACCTCTACCTCGGCCGCCTCGCCTGGGACGACTACCCCGCCACCGGCCCAGCAGAGGACTCCACCGCTTGGACCATCTACAAAATTACCACCAACTCCGCCGGCGATGTCGTCTCGGAGCAATCCGCCACCGGCGCGTGGTCTTCTAAACAATCCCTCCAATTTTCTTAAACCCAAAAAATCCAAACACCATGATCGCATCCGCACCATCCAACATCGACGGCAAAACCTACGACCGCTACAGCCTCAACCTCGCCATCACCGGCAAGTATAACGGCGATGGCTCCAGTGACGCCAATGTCGCCATGCGCCTCATCCCGACACGCATCGAAGACGGCGAAGTCATCACCGCTGACGAAGCCGCCATCGGCATCGCGCTTGGTTCACTCACAGGTGCAGACGAGGCAACCCAGCAAGCCGTCGGCGCGATCCAAACCGCGCTCCAAACCTACATCACCGCGAAAGGACTCTAAGCCATGGCAAATGTTCGCGCATTCCGAGCTGGCAACTGGTCAGACACTAATACAACCACATCCCCGTGGGCAACAGGCGGCGTTCTCTATGCGCCCAATTCGTCCGACGATGTTTACACCAATGGCTTTACAATCACTGTTGATAATTCGCCAACTGTAATTTCTATCACGAACGCATCAGCGACTTCGCGAGTGTGGAAAGACGGCGCGACAACTACAACCGCCGCAGGAGGGGGATTAGTGCTCAACAACGGCGTCACATTGACAGCCACCACGGCCTCGCTTACGACGGTAGTAGGAAATTTTCTCACTCTATCCGGCACAAATTCAGCGTCTTTTGTTGGGAATATTACTGGAAACCCTGGCTCGGCTTACTCTGTTGTAAACACCAGCTCTGGAACATTAAATTTCACAGGTTTTACCGAAGCAACAGGCTCGGGTGGTGGAACATTTCGCAACCAAGTCGGCGGATCGTTAATAATAAACGGAGGAGTAATTAGCAGTGCAAACTCTGTTGCAATTTACCAAGACGCTGGCGGGAACACGACCGTCAATGGGTATTGCACATCAAACGGTTCATTGGCAGTAAATAATAATGGCGTTGGTCAAGTTACCATTGTTGGGACCATGACCGCCTCAAATGGAGGCGGCAATGCAGTCCGATCAACCAACACCTCTAGCCTCGTTCGAGCCTCGGGATCATTTATTTGCGCGTCCGATGGGACAATGGCAGTGGCAGCCATAAAAATGATTTTAAACACCACTCCGACAAACGCCAAAACCCGCTACGCCCTCAACGGCACCGGCACTTATGTGGATATGTTCACCGCCGACAACTCGCTCGGCCAAGCCGTCCCCAGCGATGTCCGCAGCGGCATCGTCTATGCCAATGGCAACCTCACCGGCACATGTGCGGTCCCAGCCGCAGGATCGGTAGCGTTGGGCGTCCCAGTCGATGCGACCACAGGCACAGCAGTCCTGACGCCAGGCGCTATCAGAGCGGAACTCGCCACTGAGCTTGGACGAATAGACACGACCATATCAAGCAGGCTTTCGCCATCAGGAACGCTCGCCACGGTCACCACATTGACCAACGCGCCGACCTCCGTAACGCCGAGCGACATTTGGAGCCACGCCACCCGCACGATCACGGGCGGAACGGTCGATACTTTGACCAACGCGCCGACCGTCCCAAGCGCCGCTTCAATCCGCCAAGAGATCGACGCCAACTCGACCCAGCTCGCAGCCATCAAGGCAAAGACTGACCTCCTCCCCGCCTCACCAGCAGCAACCGGAGACATCCCTTCGGCCAACATTTCGGCCATCAAGGCTAAGACTGACTTGCTCGAAACCACACGACTCGCGCAGTGCAGCACCGTCAGCACCACCGGTGCGCAGCTCGCAGCCGCACTCAGCTAACCATGGACGCGCAACAAGCCAGCGCCTCGATCACCGGCCTGCTCGCTACGGCGACGGGCCTCACGGTCTCCATGCTGCCCGAGCTGGAGGCGTGGCTTCGTATCGCGTCCTTGCTCATCGGCTGTGCCGTCGGCCTCGCCTCGCTCTACGCCATCCTTCGCAACAGAAAGCACCCCCATGAATAAATTCCTCTCGCACCTAAAACAACCGTCCACTTTTCGCGGCCTCGCCGTGCTCGGCGGCCTCGCCGGATTAAGCCTCTCTCCACAACATTGGGAAGCCATCGGCAGCGCCGTGGCAGCGGTCATCGCGCTGGTAGAGATTTTCCGCAACGAGAAGAAATGAGTGCACCGGCCAAGGTCTCCGCGATGGCCCTGCTGATCGGATACATCTTTGTGACGATCAGTTTTCTGACCGGATGCACCACCCTCGGCGTCTCGCTCGAAACCGACTACGGCAGGTTTTCTTACACCCTCCCCGAAATCCCCGCGCTCAAAGACAAATGACCACAGAGGACACAGAGAGCACAGAAGCGGAACTTAAAACTTAATCCTTAAAACTTAAAACTTCTGATGCTCCCCCCGAGCCGCCCCCAGCAAGCCAAGTCGAAAACGCAAGCCCTGCTCACCAAGGCCCGCGTCGCCGATGAGGTCGCGCTGGTGGGCATACGCGGCTACTACCGCAATTCCATGGGCGTGCCGGGCAAGAACGACCGAGGCATCTACGACGACGCCATCTTTCTCGTGTCGCCAAACGCCTACGCCACCTTCAACGCCAACACCGATCCCTCGATCCGCCGCGCAGGCATCGCTGTGCTGAAGCCCGGCGTGCATCGCTACCGCAAAGGCAAACACGGTCTCTCAAAACCCGGCGGCGGCTATCCTGCCCTGCGCCCCGCCACGCCTGGCGAACAACTCCCCGTGACCCGCGACGAGACAGGCGACTCGATGGGCATCGCAATCAACATTCACAAAGGCGGCCACAACACCACCAGCAGCGAAGGCTGCCAGACCATTTACCCCAGCCAGTGGGAGTCTTTCATTTCCCTCGTCTATTCCGAAATGGACCGCGCCGGGCAGAAGACCATCCCCTACCTACTCGTCGAGGAGGGCAACGCATGAGCCGCCTGCGCAAACCCAAATCCATCCCACCGAAAGACCGCGAAGCCATCATGCTCCAAGTCCGCGACCTGCTCGCCGAGCACTTCGATGTCGGCCTCTGCATCGTCTCATGGGAAGCGGAGGGCGAGACTTTCTACATGGATCTAAAATTCGGCAACGATTACGCCGCCCGCGCCCTGTGCCGCGAGGCCGACGAAATCCTCTGGCCTTACCAAACCGAAGACGACGAGGAGGACGACGAATGAAAACCAACAAACTGCAAAACATCGTTCACGCAAGCCAAGTCACCGCCGCGCAAAACGAAGCCGCCCAAGCCCGCTCGCAGCTCGAAGCCGAGCGCCGCGCCCATTCCGAGACCGTCAAAGCTCTGGAGCGTTCGCGTTTTGCCAAGGTTCCCAAGAAGATCACTCCCACCACCTCCAAAGCCGGAACCGGTGACATTGTGGAAGTCATCTGCAGTGATGTTCACGGCAACAAGCACGACCCCGCCGCGATGGCCGCTTTCCTCGGTGATCTCAAAACACTCAAGCCCGACCGCCTCATCATCGGGGGCGATTTTATTGACTGCGGCGGCTTCCTTGCCGAACACCACACGCTCGGCTATGTCGCCGAGACCGAGGATTCCTACGAGGACGACATCGCCGTCGCCAACAGCCTCCTCGACCAAATCCTCGCCGCCGCCTCGCCCTCCGAATGCCACTACATCGAGGGAAACCACGAATGGCGCGTCGAGAGATGGGCGCTCACCCAACGCCTCGCCCACCACAAGGACACCGACCTCCTCCGCCGCACCTTCTGCCCCGAGCATGTCCTCCGGCTCAAAGACCGAGGCATCCACTACTACCACCAAGGCAAAACCCACGGCGACTGCGACACGCCAGGCTGGGTCAAAATCGACAAGGCTTTTTTCGTTCACAAGATCAGCAACGCCCGCGACGCCGCCGGACAAGCCATGGCCAAGGCCGCTGCGAATATCGTTTTCTTCGACACCCACCGCGCCGCCTACAAGCCCATGCACCTCCCCGGCGTCGGCCTCATTTCCGCCTGGAACCCCGGCTGCCTGTGCAAACGCCAGCCCCTCTACGCCAACACCCGCCCCACCGAGTGGACGCATGGCTACCTCGTCCGCTTCATCAGCAAAAAGACCGGCAACTTCCAGATGGTGAATGTCACCATCAACGAAGGCACCAGCTACGCCAGCCTCCTCCTCAAACCCAAGTCCGCATGAACAAACTCGCCGCCATCGCCCTCAAGCACAAAGCCCTCAAATACGGCATCCCCGCAAACCAAGGATGGCTCACCCGCCAGCAAGCCGCCCGCCAACTCGGCTGCCCCGAGCGCAATGTCCACGACCTCCTGCGCGACGCCATCGAAGCCCGCGACATCGAGACCAAAAAGTTCAGCGATTGGGACGCCGCCACCATGCGCCCCGTGCAAGTCACCTGCTACCGCATCATTGAGCCCGGCACCCCCAAGCCCGCCAAATCCTCTGCCAAGCTGTCGGAAAAAAGCCCACATATTTCTTACAAAACCTCGGACTCCATCCCCGGCATCCCCGACGACCTCCTGCCCAAGGTCCGCCAGAAAATCGCCGAATACCCGAACAAAACCGCCGGAGCCATCCGCGACCTTTTCAGCACGAACAACCGCCGCCGCCTCTCCACCCCGGCCATCCGCGCCCTCCTTGACAAGCCCCCGCACAATAAAAGGTAGATGCCCGATGACCAAACAATCGTAGAAGGCGATGCCGGATTCCTCGGCATGGCCTCCCGCTTGAACCCGCTGCAACTCCAGTCGGGGATGGTCCAATACGCCGAAAACATGCGACTCGACCGAGGCGTGGCCCAGACACGCAAAGGCGCGAAGCGGCTGGGCGACGGCATCGCCGCAGGCACGCAGCCGCTGGTGTTGCCCTTCGCCCTCGACAGCAGCACCATCATACAGACGGTCTACGACGGCGGCATCCTCGCCTCGGGCACCTTCTCGAGCCCCAACTACAACGATGAGAATGAATACATCGTCCTCTGCGGGCCTACCTCGGCATTCCTCTATCGGCAGGATGAGCCTATCGAGGAAATCTTCTACCCTGCCACCGGAACCGCTGCCGACGAAGTGCTCGCCGCTACAGACACCGCCACCTGCATCCAGGCTTTCAACCGTTTCTACCTCCTGCGCGAAGCCGACATGTCTGTGCCCGGCTGGGAGTGGAAATACACCACCGCCTCGGGGATTGCCGTCTCGGGCGCCACAGCCACGGTCCACATCACCGCCCACGGCCTCACCGCTGGCATGCGCGTGCGCATCGAGGAGGGAAACGAGGCAGCCTTCCAAGGCCATGAGTTCGACATCCTCGCCGCGACGGCCAATGCCTTCACCATCACCGTGCCCACTGGCACCCCCGCCGACCCCTCGGCAAACATCGCCATCCGCCGCGTCAAGCCGCCCCTTTGGTGGGATGGCTCAACCGCAGACTTTGATCGCGCCACCTCGGGCGTGCCTGCCGAGGGCGTGACCTTCAAGACCCTGCGCTCCACCGGCTGGGCCAGCTACATCGGAAACAGACTCTGGATCCCCGACGGCCGCGACGCCGTGGCGATCTCGGATGTTCTCGACCCTGACCTCTACGACCCATTTTTCCAATCCTTCCGCGCCAACCAGGGCAGCAACGACTACCTCGTCGCCATTCACCCATGGGTCGAAGGCCAAGCGCTGGTCTTCCTACGCAACTCGATCTGGCTGGCCAACCTCACCGACACAAGCAATGCGACGGGAGACACCTTCACGGTGGACTCCGCCGTTTCCAAGCTCACGCTCCTCACCGACGAGATCGGCTGCGTAGCCCGCCGCAGCGTAGTCACTGCCGGGCAGTTCGTCTTCTTCCTCTCGGACGCCGGAGTTTATCGCCTCGATACCCAGCTCGATCTCAAGTTAAGGGCGAATACCCAACCCCTCTCCGACCCCATCGCCGACCAACTCGACGAAATCAATACCGAATACGCCTACAACTCGGTCGGCAAGTGGTGGAACAACCGCTACTACCTGGCCGTCCCCATCGGCCCCGACGCCGAGTCGAACAACACCCTGTTCCTCTGGAACGCCCTCAACTCGCAATGGGAATCCCGCGACACCTACAGCTTCGGGCTCGATGAACTCCTCATCGCCGGATACGACAGCCAGCGTCGGCTCTACTGCGCCAGCCGCACCGGAAGCCTCTTCCTGCTCGACGAACTCGACACCGGCGACGAGGTGCCATTCGCCAACGACGAAAACCTCTACACCGACATTCCCGGCTATCTCCTAACCCGCCGCTACGGATGGGGAAGCCTCAACACCAAGCGCCTCACCCGCGCCAAAGCCTCCCTGCTCCTGCCTGCGGATGCCTCCTGCGAACTCCGCGCCGTGACCACCGACTACGACGCGGATTTCCAAGTCGCCACCCTGGCCAATACCTCGGGCGAGCAAGAAGACTACACGCTTAAAGCCCCCCTCCGCACAAAGGCCACCGGCCTCGACCTCGAATACCGCACGCTCACAGGCCGCCCGACCCTGCGCCAAATCTCTGCCGAAGCCACCCGCAGCGCCCTCGACCCCACCGAAACCCGCACCCTCAACTAATCATGGCAACCATCACCAAAGGCAAAACCTTCGTAAACGGCGAACTCGTCACCCCCGAGAAAATCCACCAACTCGTCGATTCGGCCACCGTCACCAACATCGCTAACGCCGACATCGCCGCCGGTGCGGCCATCGCCGACACGAAGCTCGCCCAGATCAGCACGGCAGGGAAGGTGCTTCCCGCTGCGGTGCAAGGCACGGCGGTGATCACCTCAGATTCACGCCTGTCCGACGCCCGCCCGCCGCTCTCGCACACCCACGACGACCGCTATTACACAGAGTCCGAGATGAACACTCTGTTGGCAGGCAAGCAGGCTTCTGGAAGCTATGCGCCAGCAACAGGTATTGCGCCAAGCGCCATCACGGGCACGGCGGTCATTACGACCGATTCCCGCCTGTCCGATGCAAGGACACCGACTGCACACAATCACGCCGCCACCGACATCACCTCTGGCACGCTCTCCAACGCCCGCACCACCGCGACTAGCGCCAATACGGCCAGCGCCATCGTTGCCCGGGACGCCAGCGGAAATTTCAGCGCGGGCGTCATTACTGCATCCAGCCTCAGTGGCAATAGCGTTATCTCTCGCACGCTTGCAACTGAAGTCTCTGCAACCTCACAAATCAACTACAGCAATTACTCAGGGCAATTTTTATCAAAGGTTCCCAAATGCGATGCAGTAGATGCGCAATTACATGTTCCAGGAATCAAATGTTTTGGAATTAACAATTTCTCAAGCGGAGGAAATTCTGGTATCTATAGCGTCTTCGCGGTTTCCGCATCAGGAACCACATTGGTCGAAACTGGCATCGGGGGAATTTTAACAAACTCCACGAACAACGGAGTCATTTACAGCACCAGCTCCGACTACCGACTCAAAACCGACCTAGAAAAACTCACCAGCGCATTGGATCGTTTGTCGGCCTTGCCGGTCCACCGGTTCAAGTGGGTTGGCCATCCTACCGCACCGAAAGTCGATGGCTTCCTAGCCCACGAAGCCCAAGCCGTTGTGCCCGAAGCCGTCACCGGCACCAAGGACGCCGTGGATGCAGACGGCAAACCCATCCATCAAGGCATCGACCAAAGCAAGCTCGTCCCGCTCCTCGTCGCCGCCGTCCAAGAACTCGCCGCCCGCGTCGCCGCCCTCGAAGCCAAATGACCAAGCCGCCCACCATGCTCCGTCCTGAGCCCTACCACGCGACCAAGCTCGCCGTGCGTCGCTCCCCCTTGCACCGGTGGGGCGTCTTTGCCACCGCCCCCATCGCCAAGCACGAAGTTCTCGAGGAGGCCCCCTACGCCTGCGTGCCCAAGCGGCAACTCGCCAAAGCCCCAGCCTGTGAGACCTACAGCTACTACCTTGACGACGCCACCAGCATCCTCGGCTTCGGCCTAGCCCCCCTCTACAACCACCACGACACCCCCAATGCCAGCCATGAGATCGACGCGGTGAACGAACTCATGCGGCACTACGCCCTGCGCGACATCGCCGCAGGCGAAGAGATCACCCTCAACTACGGCGCTGAAAACGCCAAACACTTTTTAGAAAAGGACTAATCCTATGGCAATGAACATGAGTGCCCCCGCCATGAGCGCCCCCGCCATGAGCCAAGCCATGAGCGAAGCGCCAGCCATGAGCCAAGCCATGAGCCAAGCCATGAGCGAAGCGCCAGCCATGAGCCAAGCCATGAGCGAAGCGCCAGCTATGAGCCAAGCCATGAGCGAAGCCATGAGCGAAGCGCCAGCTATGAGCCAAGCCATGAGCCAAGCCATGAGCGAAGCGCCAGCTATGAGCCAAGCCATGAGCGAAGCGCCAGCTATGAGCCAAGCCATG